TGAAGTAACACCATACACGTAAACACTTACGTCAGTATTGTTAGGCAATCCTGTAATAGTTGTAGTGTTCGAACCTGCAGTGATACCACCAAGAGTTCCATTATCTAATTTTCCAGTAGGAGTAAATATTAACCAGTCACTGGTATTTGTTAATACATATGCTGTTGGAATACTTACAGTGAAGTTACCTGCACCGTCAGAAGTACCTGATCTCAATATCTGAACTTCAATCTGTTGAGGGTCTATAACTCTTGGTCTCTCACGATTTGTATCGTAAACTAACGTATTGTTAGTAGGATCTTCTAAGATAACATTATTAGTTAAAACAGTAGGATTAAAATATGATGTCCCAGATGTACCAATAGATTTTGCGTCTCTGAAAGATTGTCCAGAATTCATCTTGATATCAAATAAGTGGTATCTTAGGTTAGCACCATTCTCATGCACCGCACGAACACGTGCAGTACCTATTGTTGAACCACCATAGTCACGTGCACTTCTTAGATTTTGTTGTGCAAATGTTTTAATGTCAGGCCCACCAACTGCAGAGTCTCCAAGAACATCTACATAGTTACCATAGTCAACTGACATAAACTCACCAGTAATTTGCAAATCGTTTTGTGCTTTAGGTATTCTTATGTCTGTTGGAAGAAATCGTGCTGCGCGATATCCGTCTATAACCACTATACCATCACTTACTTTTAATATTAAATGATCGTCTGCAGAATCTTCTTCGAATGAGATTCTATATGGTTTTACAATATAATCTCCAGAATTTTCTTTTATTCTGGTTGCGATCATATCTCTTGGGATATTGTATGCATCATCTTGTTGGGATGTTACAGAAGTGAATATAGCACCGTCTTTTACAGTGTTTACATGAATAAAGTTTTCTTCAGAGGTTACTTGACTTTTATCAGTTAATCGTAACTTGATGCAATATCTGTCTGCGCCTGGAGCAGTAGTGTTAATAGATGATCCTTGGTTATCGTATAACTGTAGATTGTCATCCACACTTTGAACTTCTTGAATTATTTTAAAACCAACATCTACTGTTGGTGCATCAGTATATTTTCCTATGATTGCACTTTGTGATTCTGTATATACAAAGAACCCTTGTGTAAAGTAAATACTGTCACCAATAGTTGCACGTGTACCTCTACCAACTGCAGGGTTTACAGTTGTGTTTGTGATCTGAACAATTCTACCAGATCCTAAACTTTCACCTGCAAGGAAACGAGGTGTAGAACTTGTTGTAGAAGATGCAGAAGTATTTACATATCTAACGTAAAGTGTTACTGGATCTCCTGCAATTGCTGCGACCCTTTGAAGAACTTCTGCTTTGATACCAGATGTTGCACCTGTTAAAATAGATCCTACGTTTGCATTTGTGGATGAAGAAGTCGCATCTAATTTTACAAATTCATAATTAGTGTCAATCGTTAAACCGCCTGGTTTGACCGCCGCACCTTCTTTAAATATATTGTTACCAAATCGTTCAATCTGTTTTTGAATGATTGTTTGCATTTGGGTAAGTTCACGTGCTTGTAGTGAACGACCACTATTGAACAATATGCGATAGTAACCATCACTATCGTTAAAGTCATCCTTATACTTTGTTTCAAATAAAGTATCTGTATATACTGTTGCCATTGTTCAACCCTTAGAATTGTAGAATAATTTTTATATCTTCTGCTTGTGCTGCAGTTCTTGCAACTGGATTTCTGTTATCTATGTAAAGTACATCACCAGTACGTCTATCAACCTCTGGTTGAATTAACGCCGAGTCAATAATGCCTTGACCTGGCCCAGTAACTTCTTCAATGATTTCCCCATCTTGGAAAGCAGTGAAACCAGTTCCTTTCGTCTGGTGGTAATAAATTTTATCAGAATCAATGTCATCGATATATGCCCTTGCAAATGTTGTTTGACCTTCGATTAGTTTGTCTTTTGTGAAAGCATTAACAATACTTGATAGTCGCATAAAATCTAATGCACTTGCAGTGTTTGCAGTGATTTTAGAACCACTATATGAAAGAGGATCTTTTATCAGTGTAACTTGTCTAAAATCTTGATCGAGAAGGAAGTTACTATCATTACCTTCGATCATTGTGTGGAACATAACAGATGAAGTTTTAAGATCTATTCGCGCATCTGCACCTACACCTGAGTCGCTAAATGGAAGAACCGCACGTGCTGTTGCACCTGCACCCCCACCACCAGTGATGCTCACTTGAGCAACTGTGTATCCTCTACCGTGTGCAATGTGTTGTCCACTATCTGCCATACGAATTCTTGAAACAACCCCTGCGGCGGAGTCGATGTCTGCAAGAGCACGTGCTGCAGTACCATTACCAATAATAGTAACTGATGGAATAGAGGTGTAACCAGTTCCACCATCTGTAAGGACGATGTTTAGGATCTCGCCTGGTTCTACACTATCTTGAACTTCGTGTTGTTTTAACTCAATACCAGTAGAGTTTGAGTCAACAGAGAATTGTTTTTGCACAGGCATGAAGTTAGAAGATTGAAACTTCTCTGCACGTGAACCACTGATTGTATATAAAAACTTCCAGACATATCCATCTGTAGTTCTGAATGAGTCGTTGTTTGCGCCTGTAGGTTCGATTACGGAAGGTTGTGCAACCCCTAGTCTGTTTCTGCCAACTTCTAAACAGACATATACTTGGTTGTTATCGTTCTTCACATAGTAAGGTAATGTAGGATACCCACCTGTTGCGTCATCATAAGAAGAATATATTCTTCCGTTTGACCAGTTGTTACGAGGAACAACAAGTGATGTCGCGGCAACTTTCTTGATTGATTGAAGACCATCACGTAATCTAGCAATGTCCTCTGGACTGTTTATAGGAGTTGGAACAGTCTCGTTTGAATCCCAAGGTTCTGATCTACCAATACCCACATAATAGTTATGGGTTTGTTGTTCAAACCTTTCGAAAAAATCACGAGCAATCTGTTGTCTCAGTGTATCTGTAATCGTAGCTGGCATCTTCTATATCCTATGTATTAACTGCTGCGCCTAAAACAATACGTCTGTAAAAACCACCAGAACTATCGTATACTGCGAGACATGGAGCACCTGCGTTACCATCTGTAACGAATATCATTCTTCCATGTACGCCTGGAGGGACGGTTGCGACTGAGTAATGTTTAATATCAACATAATCTGGTGTTGCTTCACGAGATCTCTCTGCAACGTAATCAGAGTCTAGTGTTGCAGATAATGCTGCAACTTCGTCTGTGACGTTATGTTTTAATGCGACTGTACCGTCACTATCTGGCAAGAGAATAACTCTATCTGCAGTCGGATCTACTATTCCTAAAGAAGTTTCGTGCGAGTCTGCAGTTCCTTCGTAAACAAGGTAAGATGAGTTGTTGGTACTATCGTGTAATTTTATACCAATCTCTGATGCAGAATCTGCACCAATGATAGTGCGAATTTGCACAACATCACCATATAACTCTTCAAAGTTATCGTTGATTTTACCTGCGCCTGTGTACAGATCATCACCTGTACCATCGTTACCAGTCGTACCTCTGTCTATAATTTGTCTTGCCATTTTTATTTCCTAAAAACTGTACCTTTATTTATAAGGTTTTTCACTACTTTGTTCCTACAATGTATTCTCTCTGTGAGAATTTATCTCTTGTTGATGAGAACCTTACTGCAGAGTTTACTATGCCATTTGATGTTGCACCAGTTGGATCTGCAAAATCATCAAATCTAATCTTGAACCCTGCAAACTCATACATGTTACTGTAGTAGTTTTCAACACTATCTATAGTCATATTCTGCCAATCAGATAGTTTACGATTTAAACTATATCTATCTCTCATATAGAATATCTCTTCACCCTTACCAACATAGTTTGGTGCAGTATAACCATGAGGCATGTATCTAAGTGCATCGAGGTTAATCTGATCAGAATCAAGTCCATCATAAGTAGGAGCAAAGAAAGAGGTTCTTATTGCACCAACTGCTTCACCCTCTGCGTCCATCGACATACTTGCAGTTCCAAAAACATTGAAGTTTGGACTGATGTATGGAATTGATGTCAACGTTCTAATATTCAATGCAGGTTCTGCTTCGAGAACAACTGCAGCACCCAAGTAAAATCCTGATGGATGGACGTAGTTTCGATACATTGCTTCCCACTCTAGAAGTGGGATCGGGCCTTTTATCAATGTAGAAAATACCTGATAGAGTCTACCATCTTGTATTTTCTTTGCATCCTCTGTACCTACATTAGATTCACCGACAATAAATAAACTTTCTTTTGGATGAAAGATTTCTACAGTTTCATTAAAAAATGCACGAAAGAAACCATGGATAGAATATTCAGAACCCTTAACTCTGAAAAAGTTACCAAAGTTTCTTATAACTTCTCTTGGTGTTGTAAACTGACCATTCGATATACCTAGACCAATCTCATCAAAAAGTAAATCTAGATATGATAACTTAGTATCTTCGATATCTCTGATGGTTTGCAATTCTTCAATGATACCACCAAAGTTATCTGCAGAATCTAGGAACTCATAGTAAGCATCCAAGAAGGTAATAAGCATAGGATAATCAGAACGAAAATGTTCTGGTAATACCTCATCAACTAGACTTTTTCTTACGTTTACGTCATGTCGATCAAAA